CGGCGCGTCTTGCAACGATGGCTGAAATCGAAACGGTTCTGGGCATGGAGGATATCTACGACCTCCTGGAGATCATCACCGTTGACGCCTACAACAAACAGATTGCGCAAAAGAGCGAGGAACCATGAGCACCGTAATTGACGCCCTTGTGGTCTCGCTTGGTCTTGACGCCTCCGGCTTTCAAAAAGGGCAGAAGGACGCCTCGGCGGCGATGAAGAAGACGAGCGACGATGCCGACACAACCGCCAAGAATATGGAGGCCCGCGGCAAACAAGCCGGCGAGTTCTTCGGCCAGATTAAGAACCAGGTCATCGGCCTACTTGCGGTCTTCACGGCCGGCAAGGGGCTGTCGTCATTCGTCTCGGACGTTGTGGCAAGTGATGCCGCAGTGGGCCGCATGGCGAAGAACATCGGCATGTCGACCGAAACCCTCTCTGCGTGGCAGGGCGTAGCGGAACGTGCGGGTGGTTCGTCGGCCGGCATCACGGGCTCGCTGAAGGCGATGGCACAGCAGATGGCGCAGATATCCATCACCGGCACGCCGGGTGCGCAGGTTCTGCAAAGCCTGGCGATGGCCGGCATCAACGTGTCGAAGTATTTCGACAAGGCCACGACATCGAGCGAACGCCTGCTGATGGCGTCGGATGCGTTCAAGGGCATGGATGCAGCCCGCGCTCAGGCACTTGGCGCCGGCATGGGCTTTGACGAAGGCACCGTGAACGTGCTAATGCAAGGTCGTCAGGCTGTGCAGGCGTTGCTGGCTGAGCAGGAAAAGATCGGCGTCACGAATGAGGCCGATGCGAAGTCTGCCCAGCAATTGCAGGCGGCGTGGCGCTCACTCGGGCAGTCCTCGACCGATCTTGGGCGAAAGATCCTGACGTCTTTGTCGCCGTACATTCAGTCGCTTGCTGATGCGCTTCTCCGGGTGTCGGAGTGGGCGGCGACGCACCGGCCCATGGTCGAAGCCATGTTCATCGGCCTGGCTGCCACCGCAGCGGCGTTTGCCGTTGCACTAGCGGCGCCTATAGCTGGTATCGCAGCATTGGCTGCGGGTATCGGCGTTGCCGTTGCCGCTGTTGCCGTCCTTTACGACGACTGGAAAACATGGATCGACGGCGGCCAGTCTGCATTCGGCGGGTTCTGGCAGTTCTTCGCGGACAAGTGGAATTCGATCTCCGGTGTTGTAACGCCGGTCTTCGCGTCACTCAAGGCAGTATTCACCGACTGGGTATCTGGCGTCGAGGATCTGCTCAAGCTGGTCGTGTCGCTCTTTACCGGCAACGGTGACGACATCCGCAAGGCATGGTCCGCCCTTATCGGCGATCTCGGCCAGTACTTCACCGACTGGGTTGGCCTGATCAAGAATCTTGGGCCGGCCATTCTGACTGCGTTCAAAACAGCATTCTCGGTTGCCTTCGACTGGGTCAAGGGTCGGGCTAAGGCCGTCTGGAATGCGATCACGGGCAAGCATGACGCAGAACCTGCCGCTGCTCCGCCAACGGACGGTGCGCCGGCCAGTCCGTCCAAGCCGTCTGGTGGCACATCGGTTCTCGCCGAAGCCATGCAAGCAGCCAAGTCTTCGGAATCGAAGTACGGCATCCCGGCTGCGGTGACGATGGCTCAGTTCGCGCTCGAGAGCGGAAACGGCGCGCATATGCCGGCGGGTAGCAACAATCCGTTCGGCATCAAGGCCAGGGCCGGTCAGCCCTATGTTGAGGCTCAGACCAACGAGTTCATCAACGGCAAGATGGAGCGCGTCACGCAGCGGTTCGCCAAGTTCGATTCGCTGGCTGATGCTTTCGATTCGCACGCCAAACTCCTGGCGACGGGCAGCGCTTATGCGTCGGCCAGAACGCATGAAAATGACCCTGCGGCTTTTGCAAACGCACTGACGGGAAAATATGCGACTGACCCGCAATACGGGGCGAAGCTCAACGCGATCATGGCACGCAACAATGTCGGCGCCGGGAATACCAGCACCAGTGACGTGAAGATTGCGCAGATCAACGTGCAGACACAGGCGACTGATGCGAAGGGCATCGCCAAGGACATCGGGCCAGCGGTGAAGCAGTACGCTTTCACGACTCAGGCAAACACAGGGCTTAGCTGATGGCAAACGGAATCCCGGCGCTGCTCGGCAAAGTCGCCAACATCACGAACACGGTCTCACTGGTCGTCGCCGATGCGCAGCTCATCCTCGGTCTGTTTGCGGGGCCGAAGTGGGGCATCGGGATCAACGGCGTGTTTCAGGTCTTTCCTGATTCCGTGGTTGACGTCGAGTTCAAGCGCGACTGGCAGATATCGAACGCCCCTCAGGAGCAGGGGGCATTTCAGAGCTATAACAAGGTCGCCACGCCCTACGATGCGCATATCAGGATGACCAAAGGCGGGACGGAGGCGGCCCGCGCGCAGTTTCTCGATACGATCAATGCGCTGGCCGCTTCGACGGTGCTGGTTGATGTTGTCACGCCGACCAAAATATATCGGAACGCGAACATCACGCACTACGACTATCGGCGAACCTCCACCAATGGCGTCGGGCTGCTGACAGTGGATATAGCGCTCCAGGAAATCCGCATCGCACCCTCTCCGGCTTTCACCAATACTGCGGCACCTAGCGGGGCCGATTCTCAGCAGGGCGGTTCCGTGCAGACGCAGGCCCCAACAGGCGGCATGTCAACGCTGTTCGGCCCCAACACCGTGAATTTCCAGTGAGGCTACTGGATAGGCTGGTACTGCGCTACGGGGTTCGAGCATGCCTCCGCAATGGACTGGTAGAGAACGTCCGAACTCAAGTCCGCAAATCGCTCATCGAAATAAACGGCGTTTGTCGCTTTCTTGATATAGGCGCTGTCCAGCATGAGCGGGTTCGGGTGATTGTGCTGGACGTATTTCAGGAATTCCTGCGGCGAAAGGCGGGAGTCGCGATACTGCGCAGCCATGCTGAACAGCCATGCCTTTTGCCCGCACTCCTGTTGCTTGGAGAGCGGGATTCCATCGGCATGCGCCGACAGTGAAAACGCAAAAGAAACTGCTACCAGATAGCGAAACATAACTACTCCATTGTGGTTGGTGGGGCAAACATTCATGCAGATCATCCCGATTTCCGACACTTTCTCGCAGACGCTAAGCGTTCAGTTGGCGGGGCAAAACTGCAAAATCAATCTCTATCAGAAAAGCACGGGCTTTTACTGCGATCTCTTTGTGAACGGGTCGCTGCTCATCGGTGGCGTCATCTGCCAGAACCTGAATCGCATCGTGCGCAGCCTCTACCTCGGCTTCGTGGGGGATCTGTGCTTTGTCGACACGCAGGGCACCTTCACGCTGCCTAGCACCGGCTTGGACCCGTCCAGCCCTGGTCTGGGCACGCGCTACGTATTCTGCTACATCGAGCAACCGGACCTAGGCGGCTTAGGATGAGCTTCGTTAAGCGCGCAATCAATCTGACGTTCAGGCTGGGTCAGGACACGAGCGGCGTCCAGTACAACTTCACCGAGGGAAATTTCGACCAGGTGAGCGTCACGGGCCTGCGCATTCAGGCCACCATCGCTAGTGCCGGGGCGCCTTCGATGGGCGAGGCATCCGTGATCGTGCATGGCCTCACGCCGTCGCTGATGAATCAGCTATCGACCGTGAGCCGGATCAACAACGGACAGGTGACGACGCGCTTTTATCAGATGGTAATCGAGGCGGGCGACGCCATCGCCGGCATGAGCACGATCTTCCAGGGGCAGGTTTCCCTGGCGACGGTGGACATGAGTGGGGCGCCGGACTCGACCCTACACGTGACGGCGCATGCGGGTCTGTTCGAGGCGGTCAAAACCACGGTGGCGCTGAGCTTTCCTGGCGTGGCGGACGTGGCGACCATCATGCAGAACCTCGCCGTGCAGAACGGTTATGCATTCGAGAATAACGGGGTAACGGCCAAGCTCTCGACGCCCTACTTCTCCGGCTCGCCAAAGCAGCAGTTGGAGGCTTGCGCAAGCGCCGCCAACATCAACTGGACGCTCGATAACGGTACGTGCGCAATCTGGCCGAAGGGCGGCAGCCGCGGCGGTTCAATCCCGCTCATCTCTCCGGGCACAGGCATGATCGGATACCCGTCGAATGCCGGTTTGGGCGGCAGCATTGCAGTCAAGACGCTGTTCAACCCGCAACTAAGAATCGGTGGTAACTGCCAGGTGCAAAGCAGCCTGCCTTTCGCCAATGGCACATTCGTGATGTTCGGCATCGCGCACGATCTCGAAAGCGAGACGCCGAACGGACTGTGGGAAACGTCATTTTCGGGGTCTCCGTTCAATGCTCAGCAATAACGGATACAACGGGCAGCAGACCCCGAATTCGGCCGGCTCGGACTTCAATGCCCAGTCGTTCCTGGTCTGGTCGATCCTGGCGCGTGTGCGCACGATGCAGCTCGTCAAGGTGATGGGCGTCACGAACAACGGTGGGATTTCTCCGGTTGGCTTCGTCGACATCCTCCCGCTCGTCAATCAGACGGATGGCGCAGGCAATGCGGAGCCGCACGGGACGATTTATCACTGCCCCTACTTCCGGCTTCAGGGCGGCGCCAACGCGGTCATCATCGATCCGCAGGTGGGCGACATTGGGTGGGCCGGATTCGCGGACCGGGATATCTCGAGTGTGATCGCGAACAAGGGGCCGGCCAATCCCGGCAGCAAGCGGATGTTCGATATGGCGGATGCATGCTATTTCGGCGGCATGATGAATGGGACGCCGAGCCAATACATTGCGTTCTCGAGCTCTGGCGTTGCCGTGGTGTCGCCGACCCAGATCAGCCTGACAGCGCCGAAAATCGTAGCCAATGCATCGACATCCTTCACGGTTAATTCGCCACAATCCAACTTCAGCGGTGCCGTGATTATTCAAGGCCTGTTGTCGTGGCTGGCTGGTATGACCGGCAGCGTCACAAGCGGCGTTGCATCGCTCATCACGGGTGCAGTGCAATTCGTTGGGTCGATCACATCGAACGGCAAGGCGATTGATAGCACGCACACCCACCATGAGAACGGCGCAGGCAGCAACACGAACCCTCCGAATTGATTATGGCTACCAGCTTGTATCTTGACCCGACCACGTGGGACTTGACAGTAGATGCATCCGGCAACATTGCCGTCGCCTCCGATCCCTATGCGCTGGCTCAAAACGCCGCGACAGCATGCCGGACGTTCCTCGGTGAGGTTTGGTACAACCAAGCAACTGGCGTCCCATACTGGCAAGACATTCTGGGTCATTTCCCCGCCCTATCCATCGTAAAAGCTGACCTTGTTACTGCCGCAGAGACGGTTGCGGGGGTTGTGAGTGCACAAGTGTTCATCACGGGCGTCGTGAATCGTCAACTACAGGGCCAAATCCAGGTAACGGACACTGCCGGCAACGTCTCGGCGGCCAGCTTCTAACTCGGCCACTTTGAAATAACCAAGCCCGCCGCGCGCGGGCTTTTTTGCGTCCTCTCCCATGTCAACAAATGTGCCGAGCCCCGTCCTTGGGCCGAATGGCTTCACCGCGCCCGCAGAGTCGGCCATTCTTGCTGGCGTACAGGAAGATCAACAGGCCGCATTTGGTAGTGGTCTGGTCATCACGAACGCTGATGGCACGCCGAACCTGACGACGCCTCAAGGTCAATTAGCTACATCGCTTACGGCAATCATTGGCGACAAGAATGACCAATTCCTGGCGCTTTCCAATGATGTTGATCCCGCATTTGCTTCCGGGCGGATGCAGGACGCTATCGGCCGAATCTATTTCATCGAGCGCAATCCCGCCGAGCCGACTTCAGTTGTTGCGACCTGCGCAGGCCTAACTGGAACCCCCATACCGGTCGGCGCCCGCGCGCAAGACGTTAGCGGCAATATCTATCTCTGCACCGAAGCCGGGACGATTCCGGCATCCGGAAACATCGATCTGACGTTCGCCTGTACGGTAACAGGCCCGATCGCATGCCCTGCTGGCCAACTCAATGCCATCTTTCAGGCGATTCCTGGATGGGATTCGGTGCTGAACGCCAACCCAGGCGTCATCGGCTCAGACGTCGAATCTCGTGCGGACTTCGAAAACCGGCGCTCGCAATCCGTTGCGCTCAATTCGAAAGGATCGGTCCCGTCCGTACGCGGCGCCGTGCTCAACGTGACGAATGTGCTGGATGCATATGTCACCGACAATCCAACCAACGCGCCAGCAACGATCGGCGGCGTTGTGGTTGGCCCGAACACGCTGTACGTATGTGCGGCTGGCGGGGCATCTCAGGACATTGGAAGCGCTATCTGGACGAAGAAAAGTCCCGGTTGCAACACACAGGGCAATACTCAAGTCACAGTCGACGATACGGACGGCTACACCCCGCCCTTTCCACAGTTCACGATCCGTTACGACACGGCGGCAAGTCTTCCGATCCTGTTCCTTGTGCAGATTGCCAATGACAGCACGCTGCCGGCGAACATCACGCAACTGGCACAGCAGGCAATCGCCAATGCCTTCTCGGGGGCTGACGGCGGACAACGCGCGCGCATCGGTCGTCGCATT